GCAATATCCATAAATGACTTTGTTTGCCCAGTGCCTACATTCCATATGCCGTTTTCTTTGATGTCGCAATTTACAAATTGAAATTGAACACCTAATACATGATCAACTGATATAAAGTCTCTACGGAAATTGTCGCTTCCTTCAAATACTTTTATAATTCCAGTGGATTGTGCCTGAACAGCAAACTGATAGTAAGGACTAGCTTGTGTTCCTTTGTGCATTTCGTTTGCACCATATACATTAAAGTATCTAAATCCCTGGCACCGAACATGCGTCGGATGCTTTTCCACGTAGTGTTCGAAGAGGTATTTGGACCACGCATACGGACTCCGCGGATCAACGGGCGCGGTTTCTCTAAAATCTGTACCAAGGCCATACACGCTCGCAGAGCTACTCCATTGAAGATTGACATCGTGTTTTCTACATTCCTCGTATAACCAAATGCTAAAGTCTACATTCTGTCGCATGACTCGAGCTACATCTCGTTCGGTAGTGCTGCTTATTGCACCAAAATGAAAAACCCAGTCTAGGCCTTCGATTCTAGGTAATGTGTGCTCGTCCCATTCGTAGGTGACGATTTCATGGTCGCCCAGCTTGTGCCAAAAGCTTACAGCATGACTGCCAATGAATCCTCTACTTCCTGTTATTAATATCTTCAATTATTTTACTCGTTGAATAGTTTTGTACCAGCGGATAAAATTTTACATCTTTACAATATTGTCTGCCAGTAATAGGTTTGTGTTGGTAGTCTGATCCTTTGACCATTAGGTCTGGTTTGACCAATTTACAAATGTGTTCTAGTTCCGCTTGTGTGTCAAAGATCCATACTGCGTCAACACATTTTAGATTGTCTAGGGCAAACTTGCGATCTTCTTGATTGTTAATGGGTCTTGATTCGCCTTTGAGTTCGCGAACCGATCTATCACTGTCTATGCAAACTAGCAAATATGAACCTTGACTCCTGGCAAAGTTAAGCATTTCAATGTGCCCACGATGTAGTATGTCGAAAGTTCCATTAACTATTACTCTTCTGGCTATCCCCGGGGAATACACGATAATTATCCTCTACTGAATCTGCGGTTGAAACTTCTATTATAGTGCCTTCTTCTATGCAAATCAATTGATGTGGCAACAATGGTGGATTATGCCAAGTATCGCCAACATTCAATTCTGTTTCACTTTGCGTGGCATCTTGAGTATTAATGGTTTTAACTATAAACTTACCGCTTAACACATACCATGTTTCATCTTTGACAGAATGAAAATGCATACTAAATCTAGAATCTGTATTGAAGTGCATGAATTTTCCACAATACAGATCGTTAGTACACCAAATATCTTCATATCCCCAAAGCTTATCAACTTTTCCATTTAATCTTGTCATGTTTTCTCAATTTCTTCTAATGTGGGACTGTAAACACCAATGTGTTGAATGGTTACACTGGCTGCTCGAGTGGCAAACTGAATGGCAGCAAGTATATCTCCAGATAAAACGTAGTTGTATGCGAGAGCAGACAAGAAAGTATCACCTGCCCCGCATACATCAAACGCCTCTACTTGTGGAGTAGAAATCTTATGTTCTTGGTATTGTACTCCATCTCGGCCGAGAGTAATAATAAGTTCTGTGGGCACTGTTTTAGCAGCAGCATATTCAACCGCATTAATTTTAACAAAACACCCTTCAAATCTCGCGAGATCAGTTTTTTTAGTGTCAACAAAAATAGGACCCGAATAATTCTTGCGAAGATCTTCGACAGTCTCATATTCTACTGATCCTTTGTTATAATCGCTGACAACAATAGCATTATACTTGTCGATGTCAGTGTAGTCAATTTTAACGGGCTTGCTAGGTATGTCTTGATCTATCCTTACTAGATGTTGGCCGGTCTTTTGATCAATTACTCGAGTCTTGATACAGGTTTTAACGCCATGCACAAAATCTACATCACATTTTAATCGTTCTAGATTGTCTCGAACATTAGCTGCCATGCCAGGTTTTGTAACTGTATGTGTATAATTTAGAACGGGCACAGGAGCTTCAGGACTGATTCTAGTCACTGTTCCAAATTGGTATTGGTCAATACCGTTGTCGCCTACTAATAGAATCTTCATTAAAAATATTGACAGTTGTCTCTTGGAAAATAACATTCGTTATTTGCCAATGGTTTAATTTTAATTGTTTCTAGAATCGAGGATTTGCCCAATCCCATGGCAATACTGTATGCAGCACTTTGATTGCCCATAAACAAATCTGCACCAGCAATCACATCTGCTAGTTCCTTAAAATCTTTCACAGCATAGTATTTTACAGGAAAACCAGTGACTCGCACAAAATCTTCATGCTCTTCTTCAGTGCCAACAAACACCCCATTATTTACAATGTCAGATTGCGCTAAAATGTTTTGCCAACTTCCGTTGCCTTCTGGGCAACGATATCTAAATGTTCTATTAATAACAATAGGTGCCACTCGTTTGGCATCTGCCTCTAACCAAGTTTCATTGTACACATCCGTAGTGAAAGGTATATTGAATGTTCTATAGTATGCTTCGACATAGTTACCTTCAAAACCTCTAAACAATACACCGCGGAAACGATCTAGATCAACATCGTGATTGCCGGTCCATACTGTTACTTTATCAATGTATGATTGTCTTGATAGCAAGGGTCTAAGCAGGTCAAAGTCCGCATTACGAAATCTTCCTTGATGCGCAGGATCTACTTCGTCTGGTCTGTAACCATATTGGGCCACACACTTTTCAATGTTTTCAATGTGTACAGCAAAAGTGCCGCCGCCCATTTTTTTGACTACACTTAAACTGTAAATTAAATCACCAAATGTTCCTGAATGTCTAAAAATCATAGTAACTCTAAAATGTTTTTAGCGATTTTATCTGCATCAAAATTATCTTTACATCTAAAATCACCGTGTTTACAAACAACCTGTCGCACAGGTCGTTCTTGATTGTCATTGCAACCCACACAATCTACTGCACTCAAGATAGGAGTATATGGTTTGTGCAGTGGTGCTATTCGTTCTGGTAACAAGTGTGTGTGCAAACTTATGATGTGTGTGCCACTGGCCACTGCAATATGATAAGGTCCGCTGTCTATACCCACAAAACATCTAGCGTGATCCATTAAAAGTTTCTGTTGCTGCACACTCAATTGATCTCTAGCATCAACAAACAACGGGTGTTCCACATACCCATCTTGTGCAGTTCCCACACACACAATTTTAAAATCTGTTCTTGCTGCGAATAGTCGTTCAAATACTGCGTACCAAGTATCCCAGTTCATATTTTTTAATGGCCAATACCATTGTCTGATATGCACTACGATGTATTCATCTATTTCGTTGTCTTCAAAAAAATGATTGACAGCATCTATATCAAATTGGCTGGCAAACAGTTCTGGTTCTTTTTGATCCACTGTTGATGAACCAAAAGCACGATAGAAATAACTGTCCAGATAATGATTGAGAGGATTAAGCTCGTAGGCATCATCCAAATTAACGTATAAATCATAATTTGCTGGCTCCGGCATTGCGTTGGTATGATAGATTGCTCTCACATGTGGATTGTTATCGTACACATTAGGAAACTCTGTGGCTATGTCTATTTCGCATGTGTATCTATTTTTAAGTTCGCGGACCACACCCGTGCTCATGATCACATCACCAAGTGCTGCACGTCTACGCACTAATATTTGTAACGGACGTTCAATATTCAACTTCTACCTCTGGAAAATAACGCAGGAATCGATCGTCGGGATTGGATCGACTGTTGATAATTTTTTGTTTGATTTCCTCAAACACATTCCAGGCCAAAGGAACAAACAGTACCTTGTCTTTGTCAGTCAATTGATCAAGGTAGTCCCTGCCCACAATAGGTACAGCACTGCCAGGTGTATAACGTCCTTGTTTTAACGGATTGTCGTCAATCACACATTCTAGAGCCAAATTGGTATAGTTTAGCAAAGTCATACCTTTGGCCGCAGCGCCATATCCAACTAGACGATACCCCAACTGTTGATATTCGTTGCATACACTAACAAGTGAGTCTCGAATTCCGGTCACTTGATTAGACCAATTTTCATATGTGACCGGATTCTGCAATGCAGACTCCATGGCAATCAAATTTTTAATATGCTTGGGACGTTTGTAATTGGGACTCAACACAAACACATAACTTGTTCCGTGAATGGGAGTCTTAACAGCGTCGATCAAATTCCATCCTGCTCGTTTGGCCAATGCTCGCATGGATTCTATACAATAAAAACTTATATGCTCATGATAGATAGTATCAAACTCTCCATTCAACACCATGTCAGCCTGGCTTGTTTGCACGAACAACAATCCCTTTTCACGCATCACTGGTTCTAGCAGTTCTAGATATTTTACAGGATCAGGAACATGAGCAAAGGCATTTTGCGAAACCACTATGTCAAATTTGTTGTGTTTAAGTTGTTTAATAGAATGTTTGTCCCAAAACCCTTGAACAATTTTGTGTCCTTTTTTACTGCTGACTTTATAAAGATTTTCTGCAGGATCCACGCCGTGTGTACTAAATCCAATCGCAGCAAAAGCATCCAGCTGACTGCCGTCATTGCAGCCAATGTCCAATACATGACCGTGCCAACATTCGGTATATTCTCTACACCAACGTGCAAACCAATCCATATAATCAAGATATGTTTGACTTGTGCCACTTACATAAGCATAGTCTTTATAAATCAATTGCGGATCTACAATATGCGACAACTGTAAATGATTACAATCTGTGCATCGATATACTGCCAATGGATAATGAGTCTCTTTGAACTTGTCGTCAGGGTCGTCAAGGTAACCGTTGGCCAACGGTTGACTGCCAAGATCGATTGTAAGGGTTAGATCGTTGCATCCGCATGCAATGCATTCATTTAGTTCTGTATAACTGTGCATTTTAGTTCCTTATAGCAACGCCATTGGGAGCAATGGAACCTTCAACTCCCAACACAGGTAATTCTGTTACCAAGTCTGCCGGTAAAAATTTATATAACACATGTTCAATATCAGCGTAGCCGCCTTGACTTACTCTTTGACCAATGTAACTTAAACTATCTTCGTATACTTGAATTACACGTTCAGTTTGATCAGCCGGCCAAGACCATAATCTTGCCATGTACTGTAATTCAATACCGGTTATTTCCAATGGAAATTGACTGGCATGTTTTGGGCCAATAATAATACGGTCGGGGTGTTGTTCATACACGTCTAAGTCGAATTCATTGTTGAGAATATACCGACCGGACATTTTATGAATTCTATCTAAGCCTGCAAAATCGCCATCATCCTGACACATACGCAAGGCGCGACCAAAACACATTATCTCTGTGGAGTTTTTTACCACATCCCAATTATCACTTTGGTAAATTGCCTGCACATCAGGATCACGACTAAAGTCTAACAGTAAATCACAATTTTCTTCGATCAGTTCGCTTTGTGCATCCGTTAGTGCAGTACCTGCACATTCCATGACAATAATTTTACAATCAGGAACCTTTGCTCTAACATTCTGCAACGTAGTCAAGGTTTGTTGCATACGTGCAGCCGGGCTATAAACACCAAACTTACTGTTAACAGCAGAAGTAACTACAAAACCATGTTTAATCATTTACGTAACCATCTTTCATTTGCCAAAGTCCACTGCACCATCTCATCAATGCGTTCGCTCAACTTGATTCTTGGCTCCCACCCTAGACTCTTTAGCAGTCCGCCATCTAGTGCATAACGCATGTCGTGGCCTGGACGACTGGTATGAAAGTCTGTCATCTCATACTTGAGTTCTTGGCCTACGGCTCGTGCAATCATTTGTGCTAGGGTAAGATTATCAATTTCTTCAGTACCAACAAGATTAAACTTTGGGCAGTGAGCATGTCCGTAATCCCCTTGGTGACGATAATCCTCGAGGCCGAGTATGAACATAAGACCCTCAGCGACATCTCTAGCATGGATGTACATTCTCGAACCTGCCACGGTACGGGTTGGATCACTGTGTATGATGACTGTTTCCCCATCTCTCACCTTTTGAATAGTGGCCGGAATGAATTTTTCCGGATGCTGACGTTCGCCGAACACGTTCATAGTGTGCGTAACAACGATAGGCATTTTGTAAGTATTTTCATACGCCACGCAAAACTCTTCGGCTGCTGCCTTGCTGGCCGAATAGGGATTGGTCGAGTTATATCGATCATATTCCTTATAAGCCACACCGGGCGGTGCAATCCCATAAATCTCGTCCGTCGAGAAATATACAAAGCGTTCGAGACCGGGAAGATTTTTTCGTGCATAGTCTAACATATTGACAGTGCCAATCACATTGTCCTGCACAAACTCCATGGGGTAAGCAATTGAACGATCCACATGACTACCGGCTGCTAGATGTAGAATGATATCCACTGGACCAATGTCGTGTACGATTTGACTATTAATTTCTGCTTTGAGATCGTGAAACACAATTTTCATACGACGTGCTACTTCATGAGGATCATGATCCTGTAACATATCGTGTAGTCGATTCAGATTACCAGAAATATCTAGTCTATCCAAACATACTATATGCCAATCTGTAGTTTGTAAAATTAAATCAATTACATGATGCGCAATAAATCCAGCACCGCCGGTGATTAATACTTTTTTTGACATGAATCCTCAATTATAGTTGAAAAATGTATTTATTCGCCCGCTTTTGGGGCAACAAATTGCTTGATATGACTCATTGCCTTGCGAGCAGTATCAAACACAAACTCTCGGGTTTCATCTTCAAGATTTACAGTTACAATAAAACCATTTGCAACTTGACGAATTTCAATCGATTCAAACATAGGACCTCCATTATGAATCGTTATTATAGCATTGGAGGAAGGTATTGTCTAGCACTTGTGGTAGCAGTGTCTAAAATAATTTGATCTGCAAATTGTTCACAATTGTTCACAACTGTTTTTGGAAAGTATTCATCTAACACAACCGGAACAAATCGATAATCTTCATTGGTACGTATGATACCGACCCCTCGTTGTATACTATCCTCTATATCCAATTGATCTAGTATTTCTGGACGATTGGTTTCGTCGTGTGCAAAGCTTTGTATCTTGCTACGAGCAAAATCTTCTGTACCTAAATATGTAAAATGCCAACCGGCATGTTCCACAATCTCTACTGTACCATCGCTATGATTTAACGGAAATCCATTTAATGCATGACGCATGCGACGGAAGTCTTCGGGACTGGTTAGGGCATGTCTACGCACAGCGCCGGACCACACTGAATATAGATCCTGTGTTACCATCATATAATTGTATTTGAAATTGAACAACGGCATTCTAAATCCCCAAACCGACGATGCACTTGTACGCAATCGCTGTACAGTTTCAGGTCTGGGTATTTCATCTGCGTCACCAATCATGACAATATCATTGGCATCAGCATTGGGCAAGCCACGTAGTATTGCATCACGTTGATGTCGTTCTCGACCCCATGGATCAGTGTCCGTAGGCATGTCTGTTACAGGCACGTAGATGATTTTATCTTTCCATTGATCAAACTGTTGATTGCGATCTGCATAGTATAATGGTTTAAACTTATTTTGAAATGTTCTATTGGCTTCAACCAAAACAAAATAATCCACGTGATCATAAAGCTCACGTAGTCTAAGTTCTAGTAATTCAAACTCGTTAAAAAATGTAAAACAATCGTAGATTTTCATGACAATACTTAGTATAATAAATACCTTACATTGAATTTCAAGGATACTTATGCATGCTGTTGCTAGTTTACATGATGCCAATTATGCTGATTTGGCTGCACTAACTGACCAATCTAAAAAAGAATATTGCGATAGATATGGTTATCAATTTCATGTGCTTACTGAAATGAAGTATAGCACAATTACCGGTTTTAACAAAATTCACTTTGCTCTGGAAGTGCTCAATACACATCCAGAAATAGAATGGTTGTTGTTTAGTGAATGCGATGCAATGATTACCAATCAAACTATCAGTATCCAAGATCGAATTGACGACAACTACCATTTTATTGTTCCTGTAGATCGTCTCAATCTTAATTCGGGTAACTTCTTGGTACGCAATTCAGAACAAGGTCGAGCATACTTACAAATGATCATTGACCGAGAATCAGAGTACAAAGCTGTCGAGTGGGCAGAACAACAGGTTATTATTGATACCATTGAACAGTATCAAAACATTGTAAAAATTGTTCCACAAAAATTCATGAACAGTTATGAACCTGAAATTTATGATTACTGCGACGCCAGATTTGACATACTGGGTAATAGTGGTGCATGGGAACCCGGCGATTGGATTGTTCATTGGCCCGGCACACATAAACCCACGAGATTAGAAAGAGCCAACTATCACCTATCAAATCACGCAAAATGAAAATTTTTATAACCGGTGCCACAGGTTTCGTTGGAAAAAATTTAGTCAGATATTATAGCGAACGCGGTCATGAAATTTATCAGTTTCAGAGAAATGAACATCTATATGAATGTTTGCATAAATTTCAACCCGATGCTATTATAAATTCTGCTGCGGAAATTTACGATTATGAACATATGTTTGAACCCAATATACTAATGGTTCAGACAATTTTAGAATACGTAAGAGAATGCAAACAATCATGTAAAGTTATACAAATTGGCAGCAGCAGTGAATATGGTCCAACCAATCACGCCAGCGCCGAAACAGATTCACTTAAGCCAGTTGATTATTATCAAGCTACCAAGGGTGCTGCCAGTCTAATGTGTCAAGGTTGGGCTAGACTACATCATTTGCCAATTTGGATTGTGCGCCCTTACAGTGTTTATGGCCCAGGTGAACGCATGCACCGACTGTTTCCTAGATTGTATCGTGCATTCAAATATGATGAACCAATGACACTCTATCAAGGACATCATGATTTCATTTACATCAATGACTTTGTTCGCGGAATCAATTTGGTACTACAGGAATGGAATTTGGCACCTGGCGAAATAGTAAATTTTGGCAGCGGAACGCAAACCAGTAACTTTGATTTGTTAGATTTATGGATAAAAGTAACTGGTAAACTAGATGCTCCAATTGCCAAAGTGGCAGAAATGCGCAAGGCTTTTGAAAACACAGTATGGGTATGCGATACAGCTAAATCATTCAAATTGGGATTCGATTGCGAATACACGTTAGAAACAGGCATTAGAGATTTTTTACTAAAGGCAAATTATGATAGAACAGAAAATTAAAACAAGTAAACACAACGATTATGTATACCAAAGTGGACACACAGATGTCGCCGCTTGGTTTGGCAATCCTGAAAATCACACGGATGTTATTTTAAAACAAATCAACGAGGATAGAATGTATGATCCTATCTTTGCCGATCGTACAGATATGGTAATACTGGATCTAGGAGCCAATTGCGGTCTATTCAGTTTGTATGCTGCTGACAGTTGCAGTAAAATTGTTTCTGTAGAACCTACTCCGTCTACATTCGCTGTATTAAAAGAAATTGTAAAAGATCATACAAATATATCACCTTTACAATTGGCCATTGGCCCACATAATGAAATGATTTCATTTTACATAAACGAAAACAGCACTACAAATAGCATGCTTGATCGTAATGGTGTTGAGACTCAAGTACAGTGCATGACGTTAGAAACCCTGTTATTCAAAGAAGGGCTCGATCATGTGGATTTTATAAAATGCGACATCGAAGGTTCCGAAATGCAAGCACTTACAGATGACACACTTGGACCGATCGCCGGACGAGTAGATTTTTGGTTTGTGGAAGTACATCAAACCAATGTCAAAGAAAGTGCCTGGCCTGGCAACTTAGAATCTAATAGACAACAACTTGCCGAGCTGTTTCAACGACACGGATATCAAACCGAATCTGTGATTCACGATCAACTATTGGCCTGGAAATAATTATGGCATTTGGAGATCATTTTTACAATTTTGTGTTAGATAGATTAACAGATTTTCCTGGCAATTATTTAGAAATTGGTGTTTTTAATGGGGATGGTTTTGCATTGATTCCAAACAAACACACAAATAAAATGTGCTATGCCATTGATCCCTTTATTGAAGATGGACATACACAGCACACATCGGGTGTTAGATCCGGTGAAAGAATGAATGCTCAAAAACTAAGTTTCATTGAACACACAGCTGATTTAACAAACGTAAAACTGTTTGAAGAAACAAGTACAAGTTTTTACACAAACTTGACTGAGCAATTGGTCAACGACATGAATATTTCTATAATTGTGATAGACGGCAGTCATCATTATTCGGATGTGGTAAATGATTACAAACTAAGCCTAAAACTTCTAACAAAACAAGGCAAAGGACTAATTATCTTTGACGATACTCATGTGTCAGATGTTTTAAAAGCCTATAATGAATTTTTAGACGAAAATAAAACCATAATAACAGAACACAATTCCATTGGTGGTTCTGCTTGCTTTGTTGAAATAGATTATGACATCAACCGAACGTAGATTAATAGATATCACCTATCAAGAACGCCTTAGTCATCTCAGCAGTACACTAAGTGCTTTGCCAATCATTGAAGAAATTTACGCAAAGCGTAAAGACGACGAAGTGTTTATTTTAAGTAATGGACACGCCGGTTTGGCTCTGTATGTAGTTTTAGAAAAATACTACGGCGTTGATCCTGTGGCAATGTTGCACAAACATGGTATACATCCTGGTAGAGATTTAGAAAATCATTTATATTGCTCAACCGGAAGTTTAGGATCAGGACTACCTATCGCTGTAGGCCACGCATTGGCTAGACCAGATCGAAATGTTTGGGTAATGATTAGCGACGGTGAATGTGCTGAAGGAAGCATATGGGAAGCTTTACGTTACATAAATGAAAAAAATTTAAAAAATATAAAAGTTTATGCCAACATAAACGGAATGGGAGCATATGACAGTATAGATGTACTATCCCTAACCGCCAGACTAAAATCGTTCTTTCCCATGATCAATATTAGACTGTCGGATCCCCCAACTTGGTCGTTTGCTAAAAATTTACTTACACACTATTATGTTTTAAAGCCCGAAGATTATGAGGAGTTGATAGGATGAGAAAAGAATGTGCTAACCTCCTTTTGCAATCAATGGTAGAAGATGAAAGTATAAGAGTCATTACAGCCGATTTGGGTTTTGGCATACTAGATCAAATTCGAAATGCATTTCCGGAACGTTTTTATAATGTGGGTGCAGCTGAATTTTTGATGATAGGCACTGCTATTGGCATGGCCAACGAAGGACTAAAACCTGTGTGCTATTCAATGAGCAGTTTCTTACTATATCGCCCATTTGAACTATTACGCAATTATGTAAGTCCAGAGAACATTCCTGTTAAACTGATTGGTAGTGGTCGAGACTATGATTATAGTCACGATGGCATCAGTCATTGGGCACATGACGACGAACTAGTTCTCAAAGCTTTGCCCAATATTGGTTGTTATAAACCCAGTGGTATAATTGATTTAGAAAACATTTGGGATCGTTTTATCAACAGCAATAACCCAGAATATCTTAACCTTACAAGAAAAATATGAGTACAAAAGTAGTTTATGTAACCGGCTGTTTAGGATTTATTGGATATCATGTCGCTCGAGCCTGTTTAGACCGAGGTTGGTATGTGATTGGAGTTGATAAAATTACTTACGCAGCCAACAAACAGTTTCTGCCTGACCTAACACAAGATACCAAGTTTAAATTTATCGAATCAGACATTAATGATTTGGATATGTTATACGACTGCGATTATATTATCAATACCGCAGCAGAAACACATGTTGATAACAGTATTGTAAGTTCTGACGTTTTCTTAAGAAGCAATGTAAATGGTGTACATCATTTACTCAATTTAATTAAAGAACGTCATCGTTTCAAAATGCCCACGCTGTTACATTTTAGTACAGATGAAGTGTACGGAGATATCGAATCAGGTAGCCATACAGAAACAGATTTACTAAAACCCAGTAATCCTTACTCGGCTACCAAGGCAGCGGCGGATCAACTGATATTGGCATGGGCTCGTACATTTCGAGTACCTTATGTGATTGTAAGACCCACCAATAACTACGGAATTGGTCAATACACAGAAAAGTTCATTCCCAAGAGTGTTAAAAGCTTACAGTTGGGAAGAACTATTCCATTGCACGATGCCGGCACGCCAAGACGTACTTGGTTGCACGTGAGCGATACTGCTAGTGCAGTTATTCATATCATTGAAGCAGGTGTTGAAAACGAAATTTATAACATATCTGGCAATTACGAAGAACAAAATCTAAATATTGCCATGCAGATAATTGATTCCTTTTTCCCTCACCAGTCTGAATATTCCGATCACTTGGATTTGAGTATTACTAGACCCGGACAAGATGTAAGATATAGTATCGATGATACAAAATTAAAAGCCCTTGGTTGGGAACCAAAGGCTGTGTTTGAAACTGAATTGGCAAATATTGTAAAATATTATACCAAGAACTTTGTCTGGTAATTAATACCTATAAGTGTCTGGCTTGTAAGGACCTTGTACAGTGACTCCAATGTAGTCGGCCTGTGCAGCGGTCAACGAAGTCAACTCTGCACCCACATGATCCAAGTGTAATCTTGCAACTTCTTCATCCACTGACTTAGGCAACAGGTACAATTTGTTTTCTTGATACTTGTCTGTATCTTGATTTTGCCAAAGTTCAATTTGTGCCAGGACCTGATTGGTAAAACTGTTACTCATAACATAACTGGGATGTCCTGTTGCGCAGCCTAAATTGACCAATCTGCCTTTTGCCAACACAATAATTTTTCCGCCGTCGGGTCTTGTTACATGATCTACCAATGGCTTGATTTCGTCCCATGACCAATCTTGGATACTGGCAATGTCAATCTCGCTGTCAAAATGCCCAATGTTGCAAACAATAGAATTGTCTTTCATTGCACTCATGTGCGCTCGAGTGATTACATTGATGTTGCCTGTGGCAGTGACAAAAATATCGGCTTTGTCGGCTGCATAATCCATTGTGACCACACGATAGCCTTCCATCGCTGCCTGTAAAGCACAAATAGGATCAATTTCAGTAATCCATACCTGCGCAGACAAAGCTCTTAGAGCCTGTGCCGATCCTTTACCAACATCTCCGTAGCCTGCCACAACGGCAACTTTACCTGCAATCATTACATCAGTTGCACGTTTGATAGCGTCTACCAAACTTTCACGACAACCGTATAGATTATCAAACTTTGATTTTGTTACACTATCATTTACATTGATAGCAGGCATTAGTAGTGTTTGATTGTGTATTCTTTCAATGAGTTTATGAATACCTGTGGTTGTTTCTTCGCTGACTCCAATGATGCTACCAATAAGTTCTGGTTTACGATCATGAACATATCCTGTCAAATCGTGTCCGTCGTCTAACAATAGATTAGGTGTCCAACCATCAGGGCCACTCAGTGTTTGTTCAATGCACCACCAGTACTCTTGTTCCGTTTCACCTTTCCAGGCAAACACAGGAATACCTCGAGCTGCAAGTGCGGCCGCTGCATGATCTTGTGTGGAAAAAATATTACAGCTTGACCACCGTACTTCTGCACCTAGGTCAATCAAAGTTTCGATTAACACAGCAGTCTGAATAGTCATATGCAAACTGCCAGCGATACGAGCACCTTTGAGCGGTTGCTCTAACATGTATTTTTTTCTAATGGCCATTAGTCCAGGCATTTCGTGCTCGGCTATGGCAATTTCTTTTCTACCCCAGTCTGCTAGGGCAATATCTGCAATTTTATAATCCATTTATTCTTTTTCCTTTTTGATAATAACTGGTGATTCCGCATGCGGCGATACTTGTTCTTTTACTGTTGACATTTCAGGCGGAGGATTACGTGTGTTTTTTAATAACAGCGACGAATACTGCAAAACTGCATGTAGTGGATAAAAAATGACAGCAAGTATTGCTACCAAACTCACGCCCAACAACAAACATAACAAAGCAAACAGCGACACGACAACTTCTAACATCAAGTTCCAAAACCCTAATACTCCTACATCAAAATAATTGTAAGGGTCCGAAGTATCTTGTTTAAAAGATTGAATATGTGATCGTAACGATAGAATTAGTTCATAAAACTTGTTGGTTAAAACTATTAAAATTCCTCTGTAAAGTGATGTCATTATTTTTCCAATAGATGTTTTTTGTCTTTGATATCTTTAAATTCGTCCGCTTGTGGAAGTCTGTCTTTTTTTCTAGTAATGCTGGTATATGTTTTGGTCAGAGTAGCATTTAATTCAATCCAATAATCTAAATTTTCAATCGAAGTATCTGTGTCTGCTACAATAGCGTTCACCGGACATTCGGGTACACAAACTGCACAATCTATACACTCTTCGGGATTGATTACTAAAAAATTTGGTCCTTCATAAAAGCAGTCGACCGGACACACATTAACACAGTCGGTGTACTTGCAGTTAATACAAGATTCTGTTACCACATAAGTCATTTATAAATGTTACTCCATATTTTAAGTTTATCTTTTTTTTCTTGCACAGCTTTTTGTGTTTGATCTTTCCTAACCAAATCGTGTTCATGAAGTAAGTCAATCATGGTCAGTAGATCTCCTACCTCTTTTTCTAAAGCTTCTCGTTGAGATAGGCCAGATTTGTGTTCGTTGTCAATTCCAAATCTGAAAACTTTTGATATTGATTGTATAACTTCGGCGCATTCTTCTTGTGTTATAACAAGAATTTCTCGTTGTTTATCATTCATCTACTAACTCAATATCCTCTACAATAGGAACAACTGTCCAATTGGTATTTGCGTGAACATCATCAATCATTTTTTGTGCTGCAATTTCAGCAGCCGAATATGTTTTGTATGCTCGTTCGAACATTCTGTTTCCGTCCTCGAGCTCGGCCATGGCAATATAAATTTTCATTTTGTTGATTTAAATTAAAATACTATTATACATAATATTCAGCATCAGTGCAACTCTTACATAAGCTGGATGCACTGTAACAGGATTTGGTATTTTCCCGTAGTAAAGACATCATGCCCGGACCTGTAAATAAGTCCTCGTATGTACCAGTTAACAAGTTACCTAATATGTGCTTTGTGTTATAATCCATGCAACACAAAACTATATCGCCGTTTGGTAATAAAACATGTTGATCATAATTGATTGTTTTGCTACATCTCACTGGATGTTCGTGTTTTTCAATAAAATTTATTGGTTGCTCAGTTACCTGTTCGCGATTGAGACTGCCGGCACGATCATGCCCGAACCAGTTATACAATTGCACGCCTAAAAATTGCAGGTCCTTGTGAATTTTACCATGATCACTCATTGTCATGGCTTCTAATTTTATTCCAGCGGATTGAACTGCATTTGTAACAATATGAAAAACAGAAACCCATTCTTCGGAAAACTTCCAACCTTTCATGTTTCCATACTCGTCAGGAAAATGAACACTTAATACTTCTACTTGTCTTCTATATTGATGTAAAAGTTTTTCGACTCTACGTGCTGTATCAACAGTCCAATTGTATAATGTAGTATAAATTGCAACATTATGCCCTTTCTCAAGAGCATATTCTAACATGTCTGTGCATTCTGGATTAACCCATGCTTCGGCCATTCCACTAAAATCAATCCTGGTGTTAGCTGGAATCTTGTTTATGGCAGTTATAAACGTTTGCAATGGCATATACTTTACTTCTTGTGTGCCGTATGAGTCTCTTAGATTATCTTGAGGACAAAAGTTGCACATCAAAGGACAACCAATCATGGTTGTTATTTCGAGAGTTGGTCTTTGCATAGAATTACTTATCGCGTCGTTGTCTTGGAGTGGAATCTTTATCTCTAGGCTGGGCTTGACGACCTTTTGGTTTAATTTGTACTCTTACTTGGTCTGGATCAAAATCCATTGTTTTCTTTGATGGTTCTTCGCCATCTAATTCATTGTCAGTAATTTCTGGGCTGGCACCATTTTTAAGAATTTGAAATCCAAACTTGCCATTGATTGCAGTGCTCTTGTATCTTGTACCAGCATCAATGACTACACCAGTAATTGTTTCACTTGGATATTGTGTTTGGAATGGGAATAGTTCAATTTTACCACCCATATTTTTGATATTTGTGTACACTTGAATCAATGCGCCATTATTTAAAATCGTAGATGCTGCTCGACCAAAATCTGTACTCTTGTTGATGTATTCGGCCACAGTATGGGCAATACCACTTATCATATGAAAAAATGGAACACTGTCTGCCATATTTTTAGCACGACGGCGACGCCATATATTTTTCAAATTGTCTGTCATTCCGGTATATTGGTCTAGATTCACAGCCACTTCTTCGAATGAAGTTATGTTTCTAAGACTCATAACAGTAGACACTTCGTTTTCATCAATTAAACCAAATTTTTGTGCTAACAACAACGGAGCAATTTTTGCATCTGACTTTTCGATCAAATTGATAATATCAATTGCTTCTTTGTATTGATCTATGCCATCGGTCATTTTTCTGGCTTCTACTGCCAAATTGGTCACACTGGCCTTGGCACTGCCTACTTTGTTTTTACTGCTCAATTTCAACGACACACCACTTGGGCCAACTAGCAAACTATCGCTTAAGCCTTCAGTCTTGGATGAGCTGAAGTTGATAAGTGCAGTTTGAAATCCACCTGGACCTAAAAACTTTTCTTCTGCCACTGTGGCAGATGTTTTTACAGCTCCTGTAAAAAATCCAGATTTAAGAGCAATAGGGTGTAGTATTTCACAAAATAAATCTCTGAATGCTTCAAAGTGTATGCCCTCTGCAGGAACTACAATATTGGATGTTCCGCCTTGGCTGACTCGGACAGCCACCTGAGTAAACACACTGTCAGGGCCAAATTTGGCTGCAATCTGTTCTATGATTTTATCTGGAGTGAGATCATCTAGCTGTGTCAATACTTCACTGGGAGAATAACCTACACGTAGTTTTTCACTGCTTTTTTTACCTAGTTTGAGACCAGGAATAGCGTTATTGTCCCAAAAATTAGATCTGAAATTGTGTGCAATTCTTTGAAAGTATCTAATGTAAGCACGTACGGTATTGTCTTGTGTGGTAAACATAGCAACACCAAACGCTAACATTCCGCGATCGGCGTTTGTTTCTACTACGTCTATGCCGGATCTTTGTAATTGTTCGCCGATATCTGCAACAGCAGCAGCCATTTCTTCTTTGGTATTGAATCTTCCCACTGTGGGGTAAAATTTAAGTTCGCGGAACATGACTTCATTACCGTTGTCGTCAATGAAAATATCCCCAGGACCGCGACCTGCTAGTCCAGTGGCTTCGTTTATTATATTAATTAAATCACGCATAGTATAATATTTATGGTTTTATCTATTCTGTTAATCTATGTTGCGTTGCAATAAATATTGTACACTCACAAGGAGATAATATGGACTTTCGAAGTCTTGTGGAACGTCTACAAGAAATGTTCCCCGATCAGTACAAAAGCGATGTTGAAAAATTTATTAGTAGTAAAAATCCTAAGACAACTTCAGATGTTGAATATTGGCTTCAGCAATACACATACTCCGGTAAAAATTGGCCAAATGTATAAAATAATTCTTGCTATTATCAAATGTAGACAAAGACAAGCAGATCAATATTTGCGTAGCTTAAACGCTGGTATCTAACCAACGCTGTAAAAAATCGCTGCTGCTGCTGGTTTTCGTACCGCCGACCCCGAACACAAATTCCACTCCCGGTTCGCCTAGTTCTGGAATGTTTTCTAGCGTACGATCTCCACCATTGGCAAAAATTAATTCTGCATCGGGATAGTGTGCTCTAACTTGTTGGATAAAATGTCGAGCTGAACCATCTTCGTCGTCAAACGTATAAACTTCATCTACCATTGCGAGATTGTTAATTATACATAATCTTTCGTGCCATGGCATGAAAGCACGACCTTTTTTACGTTCTAACCATTCGTCAGAATTTAGCCCTACAATTAACATATCGCCCAGAGTTCTTGCTGCTTTAAAATAACGTATGTGCCCTGAATGTATTGGGTCAAAGCCGCCCGTAACTAAAACTATTTTCATTCTTTTGAATAATGGAAATCTTTGTCTAACCACGCTGTAACTATTTCCTCCTGTCTAACATGCCCGTATCTTTTTAAACAACTTACCACACTGTCATTCAGCAAGTTAAGTTCTGCCAAATGATACCAATTGGTAGTGGTTGGATCCATTGGAGGAATGTCGGATTTGTAAACTGCTGCATATAACCATGGACTATTTTCCTCTTTAAGAAAATAGGCGTCTTGGCAATCAAATCCATTTACTGCAAGCATGTACATTAGATTTACTATGTTGTAATTAAAATACACATTGTTGTAACTGTGTGCCAGAAATCTATTATACTGATAATGTTGACTTTGAGGCAATATCAAAACCATCATGGCATTCACGTTCATTGACTTGTTCCAAGTTTTTAAAGCATTAACTGGATTGATCATGTATTGAAAAGTATTATGACACCAAACAAAATCCACCGGCTTGGGCAATAAAAAATACTGATCGTCTAGATCATAATCAAAAGTATGCACATTGGGATGCATTGCTATACTGTTATCAATTTGATCAATATTTTTATCTATTGCATAAACTTTATAATTTCTAGGCTCCGGCGGACTGTCTCTCGTCTCTAGTGTTGCCCACCAATTTGTATCCAATCCCGAGCCGCAGCCAAAATCAGCTATAAATTCTAAACTATCTAAAAAACTATCATATCCATACAATGTATCTAATGTAATTAAACTATGTTCGTGGCTTTCTGTATCATTTTTAAACTGTTCCATTTTTTAGCACCTCGATAACAATTTTTTCTTTAAGTAATTTGAGTCTTGATTCAAGTTGATGGCATGCTTCGGCTAACTCTACATCTGATCCCCAATTTAGATTGTGAATAAGATTAACTGCCCATCTGCCGCAAACATCTTTTTCAATTTGAATATCTACTGCATTGTTTTTGGGGCGAGCACTGGAACACAAGGTCCACTCTCGCAATATGTTATTAGCGTGTTCTTTGTAGTCCATTAGATCACAATGTCTTCCATACCTGCTGTTCGAAGTCTAACCACATGACCTAACATAAAGTTTTTGCTTTCAAGGCCTTTCATGACTCCAAGCCATTTGTTTCTAAGCAAAGCAACTTCGTTAATGATAGTTTCAAAGTCAATGACTTCGTCCTCGCCATCTGTGTATTTCTCTGCGTCGCGACTTGTAAGAGCTCGGGCATAAGCTTCCAAGTACTTTTGAAAATGCTTTCGTCTAATCTTGCGAAGTTGTATATTAAGATAGTTAAGTACAGCTTCGATCTCCTGAAGCTGGTTAAACCTGTGCTCTGTAATGCCCGGTAGATTCGCAGCGGATTTTTCAACATTGCCTTTTATAAATGTTTCCGTTTTTGCCTGTGCAAGCTCACCTTCGTAATAATCAATGAAGGCCGGTATGTTACCAAGATCTGCAACTATTTTATTGTACCACATATTTTTTATACTTTAATAACCATGGAAATATTTGTTGCCAATCAGTGTTCCTACGTCTGTCAATTTCGTTCAAGAAAGTAAACAGTTTGTTAATTTCGTCTGGGTTTATCTGTGAATTTTTTTGATATTCCTTCACTATGCCGTGCATGTACTCAAATTTAATTTGATCCTCGCCGGTATCTTTGGGCATCAATTGTAAAACCTCTTCAAAGTCGTTGGCAAATTCTTCTGGCCCTAGTATTGCGGGAAACATATAACTTGGACCAGGATTGACAGTCGAAAAATAATGTCCCACATTCTTTTTAGTTCTCCACTGTACTAATTTTTTAATCAACGTCGGCATGTGTTTCACTGTTAAATTAGTAATTGTTTGATTTATGTGCAAGATTAGCCATGGTATTTCTAATAGGATATTAAAATTTTTCTCCCAGACCTTTAGGTCGATTCCGTGTCGTACAAATTCTTGTTCATCGCCCCAACTGTCGATACTGCATGTAATATCTAATCTTCTAATTCTTTTTTCAACTATCAACTGTCTAAAAATTTGAATGTAATTCTTTAGTCGTTTTTCGCTAATCATTAAGTTTGTTATAATGTTAACTTCTAAACGTGGATTTTTGTTTTCCTGTAAAAATTTTAAAAATATTTCAAACTCTTTTTGCAAAAGAGGCTCACCGCCTAGAAAATGCAATCTCTCGAGATGTTGATAATTTTGTTTAAGCCAAGTTAAAGAAGAAGATATAAGATCATCGGACCGATTGATAGGTATCTCTTCCAGCACTACTCCATTTTTTTCAAATTTACCAAATTTTTTATTTTCGTGATTAATTTTACTACTCAAGTCTCCTCTGCAATACAAACAAGATAGGTTACAAACATTGTTAATAAAAATTTCTAATACTCTAGGAGTCACATTTATTGCATTAGGATCACTATCTAGTTCCGGAGGAATCAATCCAGGCTGCGACAACATGTGCAATCTATCACTGACCCCGCCACTGTCTTCTATATTTTTACAATACTTACAACTTTGCTCGGGCCATTTGCCTTCTAACATGTTTTGTCTATCATGTATTACCAAAGGATTATTATGGAAATTGGCAAAGTTTTCGACAGTTAAAGGGTAATATGCAGTTCTATGGCAAGTAGCAGAATGCGCTCTATCTAGATAGAGCGCAGACCAAGTCCACTTTAATTTACAGGCAGTGTCAGTGGATATTGGAAAATATTTTTCTTTTTTGATGCTCATTCTTCATATGATTCATAGTCATCGTCGTCAATATACTCTTCTATGGCTCTCTTGGTATAACTATCTGCTCCACTAAATTCTCGCAATTCCTTGTCGCTTAAATTATCAACAAGCATGCTAACCAAGTTGTCAGCAGCAGCCTGTCGCTCTTTCGCTGGAATATATTCTTTAAGTGTAATATAAGATTCAATTAAGACTTCAACATCGATGCTCATTCCGCAGTTTCCTCTTCCGGTTGATCAGCAGATTGTTTGTGTGGATTTTGAGCAAAGTCATGCATGACTTTGTCCAATGAACCATCTTCATTGCGTTCCCATGCTTTACGGAACTGCTTGATAACTGTACCATCTGCTAGCGTGTATTTAAGACTGTTGCCTTCTTTTTGCAATAATCCTTTGCCTTCAAACATGTCAACTAGACCCGAATACGGATTCATGCCAGACTCATACGGAATCTTGACTTGTACACTTTCAAACGGCTTGGCATAGCGAGTTTTCATAATCTTGCAAGCTGCACGAATACCCTTGACTTCTGAAATCTTGTTGCCATCTTCGTCTTCTTTGAGTTTGAGTTTCCTCATTGCAACAACAATCGAGCTTGCATAG